AGAAAGAGAAGCAATGCTAGTCGCAATCGTCCCTCTCGCCCTAGACGTAATAAAGTGCGCCCTCACAAGATATACGTACAAGGTTCTAAGAGATGTTGAACGTCGGAGACGACACTAGCAACAACGCCTCAAATGGGGCAGTGCCCCCGTTCCCAAATGGAGCGGGGGCACACAATTTATACCAGTGGAATTAGACTTACAGAAAGCACTCGACAAGCTCACACCAATTGAGCGTAATATTATATACTTACGCTTTGGGCTTGATGACGGCATTCCCCGCACCCTAGAAGAAATAGGTAACGAGTATGGTATTACTCGTGAGCGTATTCGCCAGATACAAGATAAAGCTATGCGCAAGCTTCGCTCACCTGACATGGTGCGCATCATAATCAAATTCAAAGAACCATGAGAGCAAAAAACCCAGATGAGTTCAAAATCGTATGGACTTCCAGAGATATCATTGACCATGCCCAACAAGGCATGGACATAACTTTGTCCGTTAAAGATGCAAGAGATGTGCTTCAGCTACTAGAACACAATCACGACTGCAACCACGGCATAAACTGGGATGTCATCACTTACGCTATTGACGCCACAATAACGAAGACAGCCCCCTCACCCAAAGGCAAGGAGGCTGCACACAACAATGAACACGAATAACAATAAACAACTCCGAGTGGATGGGTTGTGCTGTTAGATTGGTATTCAAAATGATCTTTGTCAAACAATTTCTCGCTCATATGAGCACAACACAACACAACAACCCAAAATAAACATGACTAATGTAACAATCCGCTACGGGCTTACAAACTCTGTAACTCGTGGCTTCGAACAAGGCGTCACAGTAGGTGACATCCTCGCAGATCGCTCGATCCGCATGGCACTATCAGCCCCTGAAGCTGTAGTTGCCGTATCCAATGGTGATACACTATCACCTGATACACTAGTTGAGAACTACGACTCAATTACGTTTGAGCCGCAAGCCTCAAGCAAAGCTTAAATTTCTACGTAACCCGTAGAAGTTAGTAGTTATACGTCATATGTGTTGCCTGTCACCTCTAACGGGGTGGCAGGCTTTTCTTTATTATTATGTCAAATCCAATCCAACAAGAAATTATTCTACAGCCAGATGGCAACTTCTACAAACGTACAGTTGTCACAACGCTAATTAAATCCCAGGCTGAAGCTGTACAACGTGTAAAGTCAAAGCCTGTTTTCCATGTCACCGACATACCTATTGCACCTAGTACACACATCGCAGCATTTACAGGCACCGATAAAAACTATCTCTTCAAAGAGATCCCGTACTTTATGTTTCGCGGTGCTCTGCTAGAACGTATACCAGACAGTGGCTACTATCGTATGTTCATCCCGCGAATTGCGTATCAACGCAACAATGAAAACCACATACAAACTAGCGAGTTCAACAACAACCAAGGTTTACGTTGGGATCCAACTGCATTGGGACTTAGAATGTTTATTATGTTCCCGCAACAAAGAGTACCTGACGAACCCAGAGTACTAGCAGCAGGTAGCCCGTTCTTGTTTGTTTACAACCCGCAAACAGGCTGCTCATTCGTACCAAATCTACCAAACATCTACGATAGCGGTAAGATTTGCACTGGCGACAACTTCACAAACGTTGGCGACTCAACTCAAGAGCTAATGGCAGTCAATATGCACGAGCTCAATACAAGCAACTGCAACAACGACCTACGCATGGACAACGATACAGAAGATAGATTCGTTAGGTTCGACCGTATTGGCAATACAATAGACCTAGATGAACCTGATTTCCCGCAAGACTGCAAAGGTAATCGCTTCTTCTTAGAAGTACACCAAGAACCAATACTAGAATATACACAATGGCTGTTCAATACGAAACATTAAACGAATCCTTAAGCAGCCTAAATGTTGTTTATTCTGCTGGTCATGAACACGCAGCTCAAATACACCGTGACTCTGGGCGTTATGTCAGCCGCACTGTAGATCACATAGAAAACGATACGCAGCATGAGCTAGACACTTACAACATCGAGCACGGACTCAGCAACGCAGACCTACGCACCTTACTTAAGATCGTAGCTAAACAGTTGCCTGATTGTGGTCGTAAGCGTGGTGCAATACTACGCTACATCAAAGCCTACACAACTGAAACAAACAACGATAACCGTAAACTATATAACATATTAAACAATGAAACCCAAACTTAAAGCTATCATCATCGGTGCTGGCGGTGTGACATCTTACATGTTACCCGCACTTAAAAACAGTTTCGATCTGAGTCTCACAATCTTTGACGGTGACCGCCTAGAAAAGCATAACCTAGATCGGCAATTGTTCCGCAACAACCAAGTTGGTGAATACAAAGCACGCGCATTAATGAAGTTATACAACTTCCGCAAAAACGAAGGCAACGCAGTATCCGAGTATTTTACTACAGATATACTTGACACTGAGTACAAGTTCTTTTTCAGCGAATGCGATGTAATCATCTGCTGCGTAGACAACCACCCAGCACGCAAAGCGTCCATCGAAGCAGCCATACAATTCAACAAACCAATCCTTGTATGTGCTAATGAGTATCACACAAGCCAATCGTTCTACTACGATCCCAAGCTTGTTCGTGATTTCCCACAGATGCACCCGTACGCACGGTACCCCGAGATTGCAACTGACCGCTCAGGTAACCCAGTTAGCTGTCAAGGCGATGCACTTGAATCTGACCCACAACTAGCCATTGCAAACCAAGTAGCCGCATCCTTCGGCAACTTCTTGCTATGGTCTTGGCACGGTATGCCACCTACTGAGCATGTTGATTATATGCCGTGCGAATTCCAATCAACCTTCTCACGGTTGCAAACTATCACAGTTGGTGATCTTAACAAACTAACTAGTAAATCAGCATAATGTATATCGTAAACGACAAAGCATACGAAAAAGTAACCTCTGACTTATTCACAGTGTACAAAGAAGTTGAAGTTCCAAGCACTGATGACATAACGCCAGAGTTTCACGGCAAACCAATACCAATGAGTATGTGGCACGACATCATGCACTGCATGAAACAAACTCAGGACAAGTTTAAATCAGAAGCACTTGTCTTCTTGTTCTACGACACCAAAGCTAAACAACCTTGGTCGTGGTGGCTACCTCCGCAGCAAACCAACGGCATGACAGTCAAGTCTTTACCTGACGACCCTGCGTATAAAGCAGAGCGCGCTGACTTTCCAGACCTAATGCTGGGCACTGTACACCACCACTGCACAGCATCAGCGTTTCAATCAAGCACCGATGAGTCTGACGAAATCAACCGCGAAGGTATGCATTTTACAATCGGTCACCTTGACAAAGATGTATTTGACTTACACTTCCGCATGTCCCTAGGTGGTCAATGCGTTGACCTTGACCCGCATACTTACATTGAAAAAGTAGCATCGCCGTTCAAGAAAAACATAACCGTAGCTGACAACATTCGTGATGCAGTCATTAACAAAATGACTCAAGACGAAATGCTCAGCTACAACCCAGACCACCCAATAGATTACTCTCCTCTCTTTGAGAACATTCACCAACCTAAGGTTACCACCACTAAGTATTCAACTTCGTACAAAGCTAAGCCATACAAAGGCTTGGGCTGGAACAACAAAGCTGATTGGTGGGAAGACCAATACTACAACCAACCAACTAAAAGTAAAAAAAACTCGCATGAAGAAGCCGCAGAAGAACTCCGCGACATGTTCATAACCGACTACGAATATGAAGACTGCCTTATCAACTATTACAGCTATCTCAATAATAGTTCATCTCACCAAAGACTTATCACAAGCGACTTGGATGAAGAACAACTTGCAAAAGATATCCTCAAAATGCTCGAAGATGAAAGATACCAAGCCACTACAGGCGGCAAGGAAATGCTTAAGCTTGTTGAAACATTCTGTTCAGAACAAAGACAATTTGGTGTTGACACAACCATTGCAGAACTCCAGCATGGACTCTCAACACTCAACATTGAAGACAGAAGCACAGTTCAACAAGTGGATAACGAACAACTTTCATGAGCAAGCGAATGGAAAGATTGTTGTTCAGCGTATCGAGACTACTACGTCTAACGGAGTTCCTGATTTCTTGGTTATCTTGCAAAGTCGAGTACTGCTTATTGAGAGCAAGTTTGAAACTGGAAAGGTACGCCCAGAACAATCAGCGTTCCAAATCAAGACAAACGAAGTCATCAAAGAAAGTATCAACAAGTGCATTACGCTCACGGCGTACCCAAAAACCAATCGGTTTGTAATGCGTAGGTTTGATGCGTCTTGCATCCAAGATACTGGGATTGAAGACCCATGCCCTGTAACCTTCGCTTTAAACAAAGAAGGTTTCAAAGACTTTTACAATTACGTTACACTATAACTTTGGCACGCGATGTCGACGATCTCAGACCCTCACGGGCGAAGAATCCAGCACTAGCAACCCCCAAACTAGCGACTCTGTACGGCTAGTTTCCCTGTACAGACTGGACGACTGCCGTGATCCTCAATGAGCTGTATCCATAAGTCCTTTCCAGATAACTGGTTAGCCCCTTCGGGGGCGACCCAGCCAATTTATTATGCCAGACCAACCACTACGCTCCCACTATAAAAATTACGCAGGTGTAGATCCGTCGTACGGATCACAAAGCTCATCCAGAAAAGATCTATTTGAAATGATAGATCGCAGAGCTAAAGAGATACTAGACGCAGACGTCTGTAGTAAATACAAAGCTGCAGTTAACAAAGCTAAAGATGAGGGGTTGATTATAGAGTATGATGCCCGAGACATTGAACTACGACTTCATTCAAAAGAATGGAAACAAATAAACAAAGCAATACGCGAAAATGAATCAAGAAATAATGCTACTAGTACTAGCCCTGATCCAAGTTGAAAGCGGGGGCAACGATGACGCAATTGGAGACAACGGCAAAGCTTATGGATGTTTACAAATCCATGAAGCTTATGTAAAAGATGTTGCTGAAGAATCAGGCATACCTTATGCCCACGAAGAAGCATTTCACCGAGCTATGGCTATCGACATGTTTGAAATATACATGAGCAGATACGCCACTAAATACCGTTTAGGTCGTAAGCCTACGCTAGAAGACATGGCACGCATCCACAACGGAGGACCCAACGGCTGGAAGAAAGACAGCACCAAACTATACTGGGAAAAAGTTAAAAAACTACTATGAGTAAACAAGAATCTATCTGCGAAGAAGCCTTCCGCATCCAAGGCGGGAACCGCCAACAAGACTACGGAAGTCCCGCAAAGAATCTATTAGAAATAGGTTCTTCTTGGGAATGGTATCTTAAGACAAGCTGCAACGCAGACGTATCAATCTCCGCTAGAGATGTGGCACATATGATGATACTCATGAAAATAGCTAGAAACGTACACAAACCCAAAAGAGACAACTGGGTAGACATAGCAGGTTACTCGCAGTGCGGTGGGAAGATAGACGATCTATAATGTTCCAAGCACCACTATTCCCACCTGAATCAACTTGGCGACCGCCCGCAATGCTGCCTACCTTTGACAAGGTAATCGCAGTTGACTTAGAAACTTGTGACCCTGACCTTAGAGCTAGGGGACCATCCTACAAACGTGGGGCTGGTAAGGTAGTTGGCGTTGCTATTGCAGACGAACATCAAGAAATATATTTACCTATCGACCATTTCGGTGGAGACAACATAGATAAAAACATAGTATTAGCTTACGTAAAACAGACACTAGCAAACAGCAGTGAGGTTTTATTCGCTAATGCCGCATATGACCTCGGCTGGCTTG